ATATGCCTGACATTACTAGCTATCCATTTTGACAAGTGATGGATTGTGCTGTTTTCATTATTGTTTAGTTATTCTTTTAAGTCAAATAAGGAGGAGGATGAGAAGAATGAAAACGCCTGAATATCATGTGAGTGCCGGAATATTTGGTGAGATATATGCTGGTACACTAATGCCTAAGAAAGACGGGAAGCCTCAAACGTGGAGGAATAAGTCTTGTGTTACTGATGAGGCCATTTGTGCCGTGAGGGATCATATGATGGATTCTTGCCTTAAAAAGAAAGAGGGTAAAACGGAAGGTGGCTACGAATGGAAACGCAAAGACGGTAAAAAGGTTTTGCTTCTTGTAAAGGTGGTAGATAGCGATGATGGAAATTGATTGTAGGAAATGCGTTAATTGCGATGTTGTAAAAGGCAATTGCAGAATGTTTGGTTCAGATCCTGAAGAGGCAGTTAAGGCATGTGCTTCCTATGGATTTGAACACTATATCCCTGTTGGCGATAGACGAGTTAAGAAGTCACTTATCCACGGAACCCAAGCATGGCGCAATATCCTTATTGATTACGACAAAATGATTCAGGCGCCTGATATTACTCTTGAAGCGCTAAATAGAGTTTTTCGCTATGTGTGTGCCCTTGAATCTCGTCTTAAGCGGGTTGAAAAGGAAAGGGATTCTGCAGTTGAAATGCTTTATGAATCTACCCCATGCCTTGCTTGCGAGCGGAAATGCGGCTCCATGTTGGATGAAAATTATATCAAGTATTGCGTGAATTGTTGTTTTGGAAGCGAGTTTGTCTATTCTCTTCCGCGTCCTAATGAGAAATGACAGTAGTATTAGGAATAGTTATTATCGCTGCGCTTATTTTGGTTGCTGGAATGGCTGGCGCCCATGCCGTATGTGGTATCACAGATTGGATATATGATGAATTTATTAGGGAGAGTGAACGATGAGATTTGTATATGGCTTTATTGCGGGTATCATTTGGATTGTATTATTATCCTGTTTCAACGATGAAAAGGCACTTTTGAATTCAGATACGCCAATTATTACGTTAGCTATTGTTGTGGCTGGTGCTATGGCGGGAGGTGGCTGATATGGGTGAGTTGTCATTTGGCCCTGGTACGCTGTACTTTCAGACCCTTGAAGGAATTGATGCGAAAATTGGCACGACAACTGAGGGCACTTTTGATTATGAAAACGATGAAGAAAAGAATCGTATAAGCAGTTTTCAGGTGGCAAAAGGGGCAACCTTTACACTGAATGCGGATTATATTAATTGGCGAGAATTGAAGAAGCTTTCAATTCTTACGCTATGGTGGGAAAAGTACTCACAATATATTCATCTCGCGCGGCATGGGAAAAACAAGAGGATCAGAAAGAAAAACTATCTTAAAGCGATAGAGATACTTATAAGATTAAAAGAAAAATATTATTGATCGAGGTGAAAATTTGATAGTGTATCCTGTGGCGTTGCTGATTATAGCAGCGATTGTTTATTGTGGTTTGTGCAAGAAAAGAAACATGTGGGCATGGATCGTATTGTATTGGGCTACATTGTGTGTGAAAAATTTGGTAGATGCCGTAATGGCAACGGGAGTATAAGCAAAAAGATGACAGGAGTGATAAGTCATCAAGAATCGACAATTATACACATTGAAATTTAACTCTGGAAAGCTAAAAGCGTGTGGGTATTCAATCACGACTACATTTGATGAGGCTCATGAGCTTGGTGAGGTCATTGCTCTTGCAGATAGCCAAATGCTCCGCACAATCAGGAGCATCCGTAAAAGAACGCTTGACCGTCAAAAGGTTGAAAGGCTATTTCTTGAACGTGATGAGCTTCGCAGGCGTTGCGAGAGAAGAAAACATACAGAATCGTATGCTGAACGGCTGAAATGGCTTAAAGACAAAATCAATCGCACGATGTTTATGCCGGATTATGTGACGGTCGTGATGGATCACAAAGCCCATTACAAATATATGTTTGAGAATGGGTTTGACATCAATGATAAGCACTATGTGCGATTGAGCTGCTCTGCTGGACAAGCTCGTGTAAGCACTGTGGTGTTCTGTGCAGACGATATTGTTGAGGAGGTTGAAAGGCGCCTTAACAACGGACGAGATATGACTAAGAAGTTGGCTCCTAGTAAGTTTAATGCATACTTTGGACTCGCTGGTAGTGCGACTTTTGAGGTGAGCGAACCTAAATTTATCGTTGTAAAGGACTATTCCAACTTCTCCACCTTTATGGCCAACTTTGATACAGAGACAGATTGGGATATTGATGATGAAATTGAGCCTCGTGAAGTGACCGCTGAAATGAACCGCACTGATGGTATGGGGCTGATTTCTCCAAGGCAGGCTCAGAAGTGGGCTGAGGAGTTGGAGCTTGATTATGTTCCTAGCCAGTTTATTGTAAGGCAGAGTTTTCTGAAAGGCATGGTATGCACTTTCCCAATTCATGAGTTCTGCGAGGAAGTAAATGACGGCAATTATCTGGTGGACACCATTTATCAGGATGAGAATGGGGAATACATCAAAGCCGATCTCAGGGATTATGACCTGATTATTGGCGAGTCTCAGTTTAAGCTATGGGATAGCTGGTCAAGTATGGAAGCATATATCGATTGTTGTCACCAGAATGGTCTCACCTGGGGGATCGCTCAGTATTCGCCTAAAGAAGCAAAGAACGTTTTAACGCTAAACTACCAGTTTATCCAGACGCTCGACTTAAAACAACGCGACATTGAAAAGCTGGCTTCGCTTTTTGTGGACTGGATTGAAGGAACCAGTATGGACAAACGCGAGTATATGCTGTTGTTCTTGCTGGGGGCTAATAATACGCAGGAAAGCATTGAATGGTTTTTGCGTAGCAGTGATAAAAATTGGATTAGAGCATTGGTTGTAAACCCAGAATGTGCAAAAGACCCTTACATCAGATTGAAGATTAGGGATTTAATCAGAAACAGGATCAAGAATGCGGCTATGGGTGAGTTGCCTATAAAGGGCAATTTTCAAACAATGGTTTCTGATCCGTATGCTTATATGCAGCACGTGTGTGGCATGGAGCCCACTGGGTTGCTCAGAGAAGGTGAGTGCTACAGCAATTACTGGAATGAGCGTGGTGTTGAGAAGGTTAATTTGGCCAGGTCTCCTCAGACATATCGTTGCGAAAATGTAGTTACGCGGCTGGTGAAAAATGAGGAGACTGAGAAGTGGTATAGGTATTGTCATCTTGGAGTGATTTTTAATTGGTTTGGCCATGAGGTTGTGAACCTTGGCGGTGCCGACTTCGATAAACTTCTTTGTCGAAGTAAAACGTGGTGAACGCATAAAGGTGCGGTGTCATCTCAGCAATGCAGTCGCAGGAAATGGCGATGAGTGAGGTGGCTAACAGGGGAGCCTAAACCGTAAGGCATGGTAATCCTGTGCTTTTGAATATGTGTATTTGTGGCCTATTAATAAATAAGGAGGTGTTTTATGGAGGAGTTCCGTGATGTGTACATAGAAAAATATGGATTAATTAAAATCAATCGAACTGGTACTTGTGTTATTGGGAAAAAGGGCGTGCCTTTATCAATGCATTGGCGCAATGATGACGGCTACGTGCTCGTCAGGTTGTCGTATTTTGATGAAAAGACGGGGAAGAAAAAACGACTAAATAGGTTGGTGCATCGCTTGGTTGCATTAGCTTTTGTTGAAAATCCTAATGGTCTTCTCGAGGTTAATCATAAGGATGGAGATAAAGAAAATAATGACGCCAGCAATTTGGAGTGGTGTTCTCGTCAGCAAAATATTCAGCATGCCTGGAGGACTGGTCTTTCAACATATAGTAATATGGGTGTGAATAACGGAAGACATGTTTTAAACGAAAATTCTGTTATAGAAATAAGAGACGCTTATGCCAGAGGAGAAACAAGATATAGTATTGCCAAACGCTATGGTATAGGCTGGACTACAGTAGACCATGTTATTAAAGGCCACACATGGTCTTATGTAAATTGATCAAAAACATATTCAGAAGTCAAGAGACTATCCCGCAAGGGAGTACAGGTAAGGTGTAATTCCTTACTTGGAAGTGCCACGCCCCTGATAAAGGGTGAAGATATAGTCCAACCCGGCTACTTTGAGTGGCGTTAAAGTACCGTGAAAACGGCGGTAGAGTGGGAGATATAGTAGCCTCAACTGACTGTGAGGCTATTATTAACAACGTATATAAAGATGAACTGACAGTAACCTATGATGCCCCTAAACCTTCTAAGAAGGTTTTTGATAAGCAGGATCTCTTTAATGCAGACCTTTTCTCCTTTGGCTCGATGATCGGCAGTATCACGAACAAGGGCACTAATGCTTATGCGCTGTTGCCATTACTTGAAGAGGAATATGGAAAGGATAGCAAAGAAGTCAAGCTTGTGCTTTCACGTCTGCAGCAGTGCTGTGTCGCACAGTCGAGAGCTATTGATAAAGCTAAGATAGGTCAGCCCGTTAAAGGTATTCCAGATATTTGGATCAGACGTCGCAGGATCACTGAGGAAGATGATGAAGCAACTCGTGCTCACAAAGAACTTATGAATCGTTGCCTGATTGATAAGCGGCCTTATTTCTTCAAATATCGCTATGCCGACAGCAAACGCGAGCATGATGCTTATAAGAAGAGCCGTGATGCTATTTGTAAATCGCTATTTGATCTTTCAATTGATGAGTTGATAGCCGCCCCTAGAAAAACTCAGGAGCAAAGAGATTGGCTGCGCAATTATCACGAATTTGCGCCACTCATTGAAAGCAACAGCCCCATGAACCTACTTTGCAAATATATCGAGCAGATTGATTTCCAGATTGTGAAAAAAATGAGGGCACCTGGGCAATTTGATCCGCATGTTTATATTGATCAGACTGTTGCTAATTGGGAAGAGCATTATGAAAGCATTGTAAAATGCTATGATCGGCATTTACGAGATGTGGCTAATAATGCGGCTTGTGGTAATTTTGAAGAAGAAAGAATTATAGATAAATTGCGAGAGTCTATGTCTTTCATATGCACCAATCCAACTGTGGTGGTAAACTGTCTAGTGCAATATTTGCTTATTGATAAGCCGCGTAAAGATATAGAAATTTTGTGGCTGGCATATGGAAACCAATTAGTTAGAAATGCAAGAAAGAACGATCAGGGGATAGTTGTTTTCCCTTTGCCTGACCCCAATGGCGAAATTGAATATTTGGGCGACAGGTTTCAAAATGTGGAGGTGACCGAGTATAAACTTGGCATTTAATTTGGATTCATACAGACAGAAAGAATTTGCCCAGCATGTTTTTGGCCATGGGCTTCAAGCAGAATCATATGGGAAACAGGGGTATGAGCTTAAGCTGCTTGCGGTATATCTTCGCGATGAATGCGGTATGTCAGATAAAGAAATCCGCGAATATCTAATAAAGTTTTGTGAAAAAGAGATAGAGGGTTATCACTTTAGAAGACATTATAAATTAATTGAAACAGCATGTAAGTACGCAAAGGATAAAAAGAATGTGTTAATACAAGTCGATTCATTGCCGGTTTATCAGGAAGAAGTGATGTATATCGATTCGCTTGATATTTCGTATGATGAAAAGAAACTTATGTTCTCTATTTTAATGCTCAAGAAATTGGACAGGGAATGCTTTGAGCAACGAAACGGTGGGGAATATAAAATGGCATATTTAGCAGCGGACGAGCAGAAATTGTGTTTCTTAAAAAAGACGGCTGGTGCGTCATCTAAGATGGACATCCCTAAAGATGTTTTTTATCATTGGCGTGAAAAGGGATACATTCGAGTGTCCTTTGCTGGCTTTATCTTAGATTTTATGGACCAGATGGAGCACAACGGAATCGAGATCATGCAAATAAAGCATTATGATTGTTTTGGGGCTTATTGGGATCTGTTGTTTAATGGAGATAAGGTTACCACTTGCAAGGTTTGTTCTAAGCCTATTAAGAAAACCAGCGCCAATAAGTGTTACTGTAAAGAGCACATGAAATTTACTGAACCAACTGTGGCACATAAAACGAAACAGATGGAATGCGGCAATTGTGGCAGGAAATTTTTTGTAAGTGCTCATGCGGTAAAAGCTAGAATTTGCCCCTCTTGCGCAAGGAAAGAATAACAATATAGTTTTTCGGAAGCTCAAAGAGCCGGAAACCATTGAAACGTAAGGGTTTCCGGCCTTTTTGTTTTTCCTATCTATTTGAAAGGAAGAGAGATACTTCCGCCATATAGAAAGGATTGAAAAAATTGATTAAAGTCAACAAAAATGAGGCCCTGATGATCCGTGAAGTTTTCCCCGTTGGCGTTACCCTTCACCGTACTTGCAAGCAGAAGTCAGACCGGCACAATTATTATATGTCGAGTCAGGTGCCTGCAATTGCTGCAGTAGAAGAATATCGTAATGGCGCAACGGTGGAAGAACTCAAGGCAAAGTACAAGAATGCAAAAATCGGCCTGTATTTTTAATTGAAGGAGTGAAATAATATGGCAAAGCTTCAGAAAACGATGAGTTTTAATAATGCGACAATTGATTTTGATGCGGGTGAGCTGATTGAATATTCCAAGGATGGCGATCCTATTGCTCGCTTTAAGCTGGGGGAAATTTTTCAGACTTGGGACGGCGTTAGTGGAATTTCTCTGACGATTAAGCGCGTTAATGAAGTCTATCATTCTGATGAAGATGGCGAGGGTATCGCTGATGGTAATTACTGATTTTAAATTAGATACAAATGATAATGAACTTCAAACGCTTTGGAAACTGGGAAAACTAAAAGACAAAGAATTGCTAGAAGCTTCTTGGCAGGAAATTGGTGATTTTATGAATCGTCATTTCCGCTTGGACGAGACGGAATATAGGACAGAATCAGCATATCGTAAGATTTATAAAAATGGCAAGATGTTTTTTGAACAGGTATTTCAGATGAATGCTGATGACGTTGAAGGTTTAACTGAAATTCAAGAAGAGCGAGTTGCTCTTCAGAAAGAGCGCCAGCGTTTGCGTGACGAGCGTACTCAATATGGTAAGTATGTGCGTGATGAGTCTCGTTTTGAACAGCGGTTAGATGCGATGGAAACTCTAATTATGGAACAGGGGAAAGTAAAATACAATTTCCCCGTGGTTGAGCTTCCTGTGACATTTGAGGCTAAAAAAGAGATGCTGGTTTTACTCAGTGACTGGCACATTGGTTTGGAATTTAAAAATGAATTTGGTTGCTTTAATATTGATGAGGCTAAGATGCGGCTTGATGAGCTGCTAATGGCAATTCGCGAAAAGAAAAAGCTTCATGAGTGCGAAATATGCAATGTCGCAGTTATGGGTGATATGATTAGTGGAATTATTAAGCCTGGGATTTTGGTGGCGAACCGCGAGAGTGCCATGCATCAAGTAATGCTTGCTGCTGAAATGCTTAGCAAGTTTTTGGGTGAACTTTGTTCATACTTTGGTGAAGTGAGCTTCGTAAGCGTTGCTGGTAACCATAGCCGCATGGAAGCTAGTAAGGATAAAGCTATCAAAGATGACCGCCTTGATGATGTGATCGCATGGTATGTAAAGGCGTCTCTCAAGCATCTCCCTAATTTCAAACCGAGAGATGAAGTGGATAATACCGTTACAGAGCTTGGCATTTGCGGCAAGCTTTATTTTTTTGCTCATGGTGATCATGATGAAATTACACAGGCTGGTATCTCGAAGCTGGCGTTCCTGCTTGGTGAGATACCCTATGCGGTTTGTGTGGGACATAAACACTATCCTATGATGACTGAAGTCAATGGGGTAAAGGTAGTGCAGAATGGTTGTCTTCCTGGATCTGGTGATGACCATACGATTGAAATGCGCCTGAGTGGAAAAGCCTCTCAAACGATTTTGATTTGTGATGAAGATGGTATTGACGCCTATTATCCTGTAAGACTAGAGGTGTGAAAATGCATTGGTTGATCGCTTGCAAAGACGGAGAAGTTGCGTCAATTGAGGCGGAAGATCTTATGAACGCAATTAAGCTGTCAGGCTTTGAGACATCTTGTATTATTGCCGCCTTGGCATCTAATTTTGAATGAATCGCAATAGCGTTTTATTGGTTGGCACATGAGGTCAATCTGAGTGATGAAACAATATCCTGTTCCAGTATGTAGAGTATTGTGGAGCTCTCCGGGGGTTGTATGGGAACCACTAACTGGATAGGCTTTAAGCTGAAAGAAAACATATGGGCTGGTCGAAAGACCCTGGTCCACCGAGCGGCGGGGAATTTCCTTGCCATTTTTGTGCAACCGCGTGCAAACGCGTAACTCCTGGTTAATGAGTAGCGTTTAGGCGTTGCTCTGATTTGAGGATTACCAAAGAGCCTTGTGCTCTTTGTTTTGCTTATATGGGTAGGCAAAGCTAAGAGCACAATGGATGAGAAAATTTAAATGTTAGGGGGACGAGCCTATCCCTTATTTTTATGACACATGCACGTTGCTAAGACTACAGGAAAAAGTATTTGAGGAACCCTTTTATGTGAGCGGACAAACTTTCAAAGAGCTTGAGGAGATCAAGACAAGCAGTAGGAAGGATGCAGAAACTAAAGCAAAATCGAGAAGTCTTTTTAGATTGCTTGTTGAGAAAGAGAATTATACGATCATTCCTATTGACATGAAGATCTATGACGAGCTTATTGTGCTGAACCTGAGTGCCAGTCCTGACGAAATCATTATTGCTAGTGCTTCATTGGTAAATAGGAACATTGAGAATATTGTTTTTGCAACAGATGATTTGGCATGTGGAATGATAGCAAAATCTTGCAAGCTGAAGGTGGAAATCAACCCAAAAGCCAAATATGAGGAAGAGTATAAAGGTTATAAGGAGTTCCGGGGAACTAGTGAAGAAATCAATAAATATATGGACAATCTGGATTATAAATCTTGGTATATAAACGAATATTTGATTCTTCACAATTTGGACGACGGGAAAACAACCGAGATGCGGTATGACGGCCACCAGTTTGTGGCTTTAAAGTTGCCGCCATCTTCGTATATAAAAGCAAAAAACAGCTTACAGCGATGTGCGCTTGATTTGTTGATGAATAAAGACATTACTGCTATTGGTATTTTGGGTGGCTACGGCAGCGGTAAGACGATGCTGTCCATGCTTATGGGTTTGTATCATGTAACTGAAAAGGGAAATCAAGATAAAGTTGTTGGCATCCGAGAGGCAAAAGGCGAAGGAGCAGAAATTGGTTTTCTTCCGGGGCGCTTTGAGGCAAAAACGGGGAATTTTTTTAAACCGTTGGAGCAGCAACTTAAAGGTGGTACTTTTGAGTTTGAATCTTTGATGCAGCGTGGCGTTTTAGAAACCCAGATTCCTTATTATCTTAAGGGCACGACATACAATGATAGTTTTATTGTTGTTGATGAAGCAGAAGATCTGTCTGAAAGCCAGTTAAAATTGATTGGCACGCGCGTGGGTCAGAATAGTCGGATTGTTTTTGCAGGCGATTATAAGCAATCTTTGATTTGTAAGAATTTGAACAATCCTTTAGTAAAAATGTGTTATGAGCTTCGTGGCAATCCAGCGTTTGGCTGTATCGTCCTTGATGAGGATGTGCGCAGTGAAACAAGCAAAATGTTTGCAGAGCTTTTTCAGAATTGAATGATTTGATGGTGGTGATAGATTGGCAGCAGCTAAAACAACAGCAACAAAAGCTGCGGCGCCTAAAAAGAAAATAGGCCGTCCATCAAAAGCCGATCTTGCATTACAGGCTAAACGAGAGAAAAAAGCAGAGCGTGAACGCGCATCGGCTTTTCTTGAAGAAATGCCTCCTGTTTATAAATGCACTCGTTGCGGGAAAATGGCCTTTGAGGGAAAAGGCAACTTTTTTGCAGTTATTAATAATAGGGCTTTTGAGGGAAATGATAATAGGGCGTCTATTTGTTGCGAGTGCACAGAAAAATTTTTTAACGAATACATAGAGCGTTATAAGGATGAGAAGCTCGCCTTGATGCTGGTATGCATGCATCTGGGCGTTTTCTTTTCTGAGTCTTTATATGACAATATGCACGAAAAAGAAACGCTTGAGCCTGAAAAGGAGAAATTTACGATTGGTAAATATCTTCGCCAGCTGTCTGGGCCTCAGTATAAAAAACAAACTTTCTTGTCCTATATGCTGTCTATACTTCAAAAGAAGCAAGCATTTAGCACGCAAGAGGAATCGAGAGACAGGCTTGAGGAAAACTGGAAAGCTGAAGATAGGCGCAATAAGCGCATGTGCATAGATGAGATTGGATATGACTGTTTTGATGATACGGTTTATTCTTCTGCTGATAGAAAGCAGATGTATAACTCATTAGCACAGTATTTGGGCATGGACGGTGTTTCTGAGGATAAGCATAAACGAGACGCCGCGGTTAGCATCGTGAAAACATCCATGCAGATGGAGTTCGTAGATCGAGAGCTAAACCGTGAAAGCAGGAACCCAGATCCTGATTTTTCAAGAATTGATAAACTGATTACTGCTAAAAAGCAGTTAAGTGAAGTTATCAATAAAATTGCAAAAGATAATGCCATTTCTGCAAGCGGTAGCGGGAAACGAGGAAAGTCTACTGTTGCTGTTACGGCGATCATGAAGGAAATGATTGATAATGGCGTTATTGAGATTAAGCCTAATTTGACAGAAGTAAAAATGTGCGAGGCTTTCACTTCGATTGCTGAAATTAGTTCCAAGCTCTTGTAAATGAGATGAACATTACAGGAGATGAATATGCCGTTATGGTCGGTCAGCAGTCAGATGTGATACGTGAGCAAGCCGAAAAGATCATGCAGCTTGAAGAAGAGAAGAGACTGCTTACTATACGAGTTCATGACTTTGAGGCAAAGCGAAAGAGAAAAACCGTGAATCCAGTTACTCTTGATATTGGGGCTGCCGCGAGGGAGGCCTTAGAGGAAGAAGAGGTTGAACTGGAGTTTGAAGGGTTGGCGAGCTTGGATGGTGATATTGAATGCTAACAACTATCACAGTGCCAACCACACGAGAAATATCACAAAGAAAGCTTGAGACATATGCGCGTTACTGTCAAGTAATACAATGGGGGAGAAAATACCCCATACAATTTGCCGAGCGTTTTATGGGGCTGGAATTGTTAGATTTTCAGAAGTATATCATGCTCGGATCTTGGACAAAGGAATTTTTAGGCTGGCTTGTTTGTCGTAATGGAGGTAAAACAACTGAGGCTGGTATTTATACGATGCTGAGAAGCTTACTTTTGCCCTTTCATGCTACATATTTTTTAGGCAACACTGGTGAGCAGGCAAAAGAAGTTTTTAATAAGATTGAAAAGATAGCTAAAAATGAAATTGAGTCCTTTGCTGGTTCAACCGAGTTCTTCATGGGAGAGCTTAAGCGTACTTCACAAGGGCTCAACGATGGTTTTAGCCACAATCCAGCGTCGTATAAATGTGAGCTGTTTAATGGGTCAAGCATCAACACATTGAATAGCGATATTATTAATATTAAAGGTAAACGTGCTCATTTAGTCGTGTTCGATGAATCTGGTTGGTTTTCAGATGAGCTATTTGTTCAGGCTGAACAGTTTACTAACCAGGATCAAAACTTCAAAATGGGCGGCGGTATTGACTTAACGGAAGAGCCCTTAAATTTTCCAAGACAGTTGTTGTATTGCAGTTCTGCTTCAGATACAGAAAGTAGCTTTTATAAAAAGTTGCGCAATTATACGATTGAGATGCTTAAGGGGGACAATCGATACTTCGTTTGTAATCTGGATGTTGATATCGTAAGAAACTGCACAAAGAACGGAGATCCTTACCCTTCTTTGATTGCTCAATCTAAGATTGACAATGCTATGCGTGATGACCCAGAAAGAGCAATGCGTGAGCTATATAACCGTTTTTCGTCTGAAAGCCACGAGGGCCAAATCCTTACTCGCAGACATTTAATGCAATATACAAAGCCTTATTTGCCTGAATATAAGAATAAGGGAGATAAGCTCTATTTGCTTTCCTGGGACTCTGCGCGACTAAACGACGGAAGTATTGTTGAAGCTGCAGAGTTAATTAATGATCCAAAAATCGGGTGGCGCATGGAACTGAAAAATATCAATGCGTTTGTTGATCCAAGCACAAAGAATAAGACACCTATGCGCATGCAGGATCAGGTGAAAGGCTTCCAAAAGCTATTGCTGGATTACAATGGATCGGAGTTTGGCAAGCTCGACTATGAAAACATTGCCGGGGTAATGATCGACGCTGGTGCTGGTGGTCAACCATACAGTATTTGCGATAACCTTGTCCCTGACTTTGTCGGATTTGATGGGCAAAACCATCGAGGGATCATTGATTCTAAGCATAAACTTAATGAAGCAGCTGTAAGAGACTTCCCTGATTCAGTGGATATTGTAACGATGCTGGATCCTCGTGCTCACAGAAATGATCTATATAGAGCAATAGAGGATATGGTGAAATTAGGCGTTGTTTCTTTCCCAATGGCCTACGAGGGGAAAGACCAATATACCGAGATACAGAAAATAAAAAAGAAGGACTCAGATGGGAAGTACTACGAGGAAGAGATTGAAGTCATTCATGCTTTTACGGATGATGAAAAGATTTCGTTGATGCAAATTGAGCTGCTAAAGACTGAGCTGATCACTATGTGTAAGTACACAAATGGACAGACGGTTACTTATAACTTCCCACCTGATAAACGAAATAAGATGCACGATGACCGAATCTACGCATTCGGTCTTTTATGTTGGAAATTAGCTCAGTTGAGGAGAGGGCAAACTTTGACGGCTGAAAAGAAAGAAGTCGATATTGATTCTATGCCTCTTTTGGTTAGTGAGCTTGAGTTCAACTAATGAGAGTGAGATGAGAACAATGTATGAAAATGCGGTTATTCCAACCGTAGTAGAAAAAGAGAATAAACGTCCACGGTTGTATTACTGCAAGTCTAAGCGCTACGCAAATTTTATGATTTCACATGGCTCGCAGATTGTGCAGATTCAAAATGATAAATTTAGGCCAGGATTCTTGGTCTTTGTCTTTCTGTGGGATGATGTGTGTGACGCCAACGCTCAAATCTGGGAAAACGGAGAAAGAAATACCTATATTGGATAATTCAATTTTGAGGAGGGAGGTGGTTAGGCATGCCAAGAAAGAAAAAGAACTCTGGTGAAGAATTTGAAGTTGTTGTGCCTATGGCCGCTGCCTCTAATTCAATAAGCAAGCCTGAAGATGTGCGCCATATCGATATGGAGCATTGGGAGATTGCAGCTGCAAATGAATATGATCCGTCCAATCGTGCGCAGTCAACGGTGCTTAATGATAGCTCAACGTCTTCTACAATCTCGCAAGACGATATTGATGATTACGCGACTGCACCTCAGGCCGATAAGCAAAAAACGATGGAAATAATCAACCTGATCAGGCAGTATAAGAACAAAGACGATTTGATTGGCCTTGTTGTCGAGGCTATTGAAAACAATGTAAATGCTCGCTATCGTCTTCATTGGCGTGATGCTAGGCATAAAGATGTTGATAAGAAAGCAAATGAAGAAGTTAAGAAGGCAATTGCTGAGTTTAATGAAAAGATTAATTTAAAGCAGTTGATCAGAGATTCTACGGCTGCGACCTATCAAGATGGCAATTATATCATGTGTTTGCGCTCATATGGCAAGTCTCCTTCCGGGACAGATCTTTTACCGGATTATGTGGTAGATACTTATCCAATTGGCGTTGCTGAAATTAGTCAATATACCGTTGGCGGCGATCCTTATGTTTTAATTGATATGAATACCCTGAAGAGCCAAATTCGTAAGTCTTATACTAAGACGAAAAAGAATAAGGCTCTTTTTTATGAAAACGAAACTAAGGAAATCGAAGCAACTTTCCCCAAAGAAGTGGTTGATGCTTATAAAGCCGGTGAAAGATATGCCAAGTTGGATATTAAGTATACAGGCGTAGAGCGTATCAATAATGATAAGTTGCAATATGGTCTGTCTCCAATTTTTAGGGCTTTTACACCTATGACCATGCTTGAATTGTGCCGTAAGGCTGATCGTATGGCCTTACAGACCAGATCAAAGAAAATTGTTGCTCAGTATCTGAACAAGGAAATTCTTGGCCCCAATTGGAATGCGGATACATATCGCCAGCAGGCGTATGCTCATAAAACTCTTCTTGCGGCTTGGGCTAACAATATCGTATTGGTGACAGCTCCTGCCACAGTGAGAGAAATCGCTTATGTGGAACCCAAAGGCGAATTAACCAATATTGAAGTTACGAGTGATTATCGTAATCAGATTATGAGCACACTCGGCATTTCCTTCCTTGCTGATGGGAATTCCAAGTCGCTAACGATTGCTAATCTCAGTGTTAAGCAGCTGATGAAGAATATCAATAAGATCACCAAGCAGTTGGAGACTATTCTTCATAAATGGTATAAGGTAGTGCTGCAGGAAGCTGGTATGGATCCATCTTTGGCGCCAACGATTACTGTTATTGACGCCGAGATGCTTGAAATGGACTTGAGAATGGAATTGGCTGATATCCTATTTAGCAAATTCAACGCAAGCTATGAAACGGTATTTGAACTTATTGGCTATAACGTTGAAGATGAAAAGGCCAAACGTGAAATTGAAAATGATGAGGGTTATGATCAGATTTTCACCCCACGTCAGACGGTTTATACAACCAATGGCAATTCTGGTGATGACAGTGGTGGCGATGGCCGCCCCGCAGATAAAGATAGCAATGACCCCGATAAGCAGGCTGACGACCAGCAAAGAAATAAGTCTAAAAAGGAATTATAAGATGAATATTAACCTTGCCCAGAGAGGGGGTGAAATGGATGGATGAGAAGAAAATGTTTGTTGCTGGCTCATATATTGAGATTGCAGAACACAAGAATTACCTGGAGCTAGAGAATCTTGTGTGCTATTATGATTACCCAAATGCCAATGGCTCACAGGTAAACTACGGCACAACTGATGAAGAAAAGGCTGCGACGCTTGAACGCGCGAAGACCTTATGTCTGATGCCCGTATATGCTAAGTGTGCCGTCAATCGTAATGGTGACCCTACTTTTAAGGGGCATGAGATCTCAAGAGGGCCTAAAGGTGAGCTAAAATTTGATACAGTTCCCATTGGCACTCATTACAGCGTGAAAATTAAAAAGCATAACATTGTGGCAGCGGATGGTACAGCACATCGTCTGCCATGTTTATTTTCTAAGCAAAGGATTTGGAAACGCAACAAGAATGCAGTTGCTGCAATCCAACGTTTGTTTGGAGAAGGAAAGCTTTTTAATTCTTATGAGATGGACGTCAGCCAATACACTTTTAAAGATGGCATTAAGCATCTTGAAGATTATTCATTCCTGGGCAACGCCTTTCTTGGGTATGAATATGCCACTCCTGCTTATGGAACTGGTGGAGGGTCACAGGTATTATCTGTTGCAAGCACTGAAGATGGTTTTAGTAATGCAGAATTGATGATAGCCGAAGCTCTCTATCAGGATAATTTGGAAAATGAAGATACTTATTGTGAGGTGAACGAGATGCCTAATGAAGAATTTGAAGTTGTTGTTGAAGCCGTAGATGAAGTAGAAACTTCTGAGGAGGTCATTGAACAGCAGCTTGAAGAAGAAACTGTTGTTTCTGAAGAAAAGCCTTCTGAAGAGGCGGTGGAAGAAGCAAACGAAACAAGCGAAGTCGAGACTCAGCAGTTCGAAGAGGAGGAAGCAGAAGTTTCTGAAACTGAAGATAAGACAGAGGAAGAGCCCGTTCAGGATCCTGAACTGTCTGCACTGACTGACTACGATATTCGCAGGAAGCTTGAAGAAGCTCTCTATGCTTCTACCAAGGAGTATGTGTATTGTCGCCACATTTTCCCCGCAGATAACTGCGCATGGGTGAAAATGGACGCTGATCGCGCGGTTGGCGAATTGAATATGACAGAAGTTACCTACATGGTTGAGGGTGACAATGTTTCTATCATTTCTATGACGCCCATTACTTTGACTGCTTCTCCTCGCGAAATGGCTACTGTTTTGTCTGAGCGCGAGAAGAAGCTTTCTGAACTGGAAAACGAGTTGAGCGAGTTGAAAAAGATCAAAGAGTCTTATGACAATCTCGTTCTGGAGCAGGCAGAAGCAAAACATAAGCAGGAAGTTGCTGAATTGCGTAAGTATGTTCAGAATGCTGGCTGCTTTACGGAAGAAGAGCTTGCGGAAGAAAAAATGGCTAGTATGATCGAAAATCTGCAGATTGCAGAAGTAAAGGTCTTGATTGCCGATAAATTGATCGCTGCCAAAGTTGAAAAGGAGTCTGCAATTGAGCAGGCCTCTACGCCTACACCCAAGGTTGACTTGGGCTTTGAGGCTGAAAACGTGAAAAAGTCTCGCTCACGCCAGTGGGCGGATTTTATCTCAAAAAAGTGATTTATTAAGGAGGGAAAACGACTATGTTGAAATATGCAATTGTTGACATGATGAAGGGCATTCCTCAGGCTGTCGCCGAGACGGAAATGACTCGTGGTGCTGTACTGAATGGTGGTCTGTTCCTGGCTGATAAGGAGCGCAATCATGACGGTCTGGCTGCTGCCTACAATCTGAAGGAGAAGGAATTCGAGACCATTAAGGTTGGCGAGATTTACAATCGTGTGCCTACTCGCGTTGGTGAGGAGTATTACACCACCGAGATTGAGGGTGCTGCTGGCATGACTGCTGGTGATGCTCTGAGCGCTGATGGCGCTAAGTTTGTTGCTGGCGAAGGCGCTGTAACTGGTTGGGAGTTTGTTGGTGAGTATGTCAATCCTTACGATCTGCCCATGTATCAGGTTCGTCGCGTAAAGTAATTTTATTTTTTAAACAGAGCAGTTAGTTGATGCTAACTGCTTTTTTATTTTGTTTTTAAGGAGGGAATAATAATGGCTATCGAAATTTCTGAAAAGATGAGCAAGCCCGGTGTTCTGACTGAGTGGGCTTCTGCTGTTGTGTATAAAAATTCTTTGACTGATGACCAGAAGGAAATTTCTGAGGTTATCGACGAGGCTGTTCGCAAGATTGGTGAAACTGGTCATGATCCGAATCATGAGATCGCTTCTCTGATTCAGAAGACTTTCACTGAGGAGAGCGTAAATGCTCCTTCTGAGCTGATTGGTCGCATGTTTGATGAATCTTCTATTGGCGAGTTTGACGATTTCTATATCGAAACCGAGCCTAAGAACACCATGATGGCTTATGAGGCTACCAATGGCGGCAACGTTCCTGCTTCTTATATTGAGCATAACTTCATGAAGCCCACTTGGATGAACCTTCAGGCTGAGACTTACATCAACATGTCTGACATGCGCCGTGGCGGCTATCATACTGTCGCTAAGCACATTGAGTTTATTAATGAGTGCTTTGAGAATCGTCGTGTGGCTGCTCTGATGAACGTGATCAACAACGCTATTACTGCCGATATGCCCGGTTATGTTGCCGAGACTGAGGCTCTGCCTGGTGAAGCTGCCATGGATGAGCTGGCCCTTTATCTGCATGATAAGGTTGCCGATGGCGAAGTGTTTATGTTTATGCTGAACCGTTATCGTCAGGCTGCTTCTAAGCTGGCTCAGGCTCAGCGTTGGCCCACTGAAGGCGATAAGAATATGTACAACCGTGAAGGTTTCCTGAATGCTTATGCTGGCGTTCCCATGCTGGGCTTCTCCGGTCAGAAGCGTCTGGCTGATGGAACTCTGATCGTGCCTGATAAGACCATCTTTGGTGTTGCTGGTAAGGTCGGCTCTGCTGTGACCCGTGGCTCTGCTCGTGTTCTGGAAGAGGAAGATATCAATTCTGAGAAGATTCATGTGAAGGTGGCTGGTTTCACCTTTGGTTATGCAATCACTGATATTTCTAAGATCGGTAAGATCGTCATGGCGAAGTAAGAAAGGCGAATGTCCATTTGATTGGATGATGAGAAAATTGAAATTGGTGGCGGTTTAGTTTTATATTAAACCGCCACTTATTAAAGGAGCAGATAATATATGAGTTTTGATAAAGAAATGGTACGAGTGTTTAATTATGGTCTTTGCAGTATTGCTGTTAAGACCAACGAACGAAGCGTCTTGATTAAGGGCACTGATGACCCTAATTTCCCGACAATGGAGTCTTTCTCTTTGAAAGAATTGGAGTATGTTAATGCACATAGCCCTGTTCTTCGTAGCGGTATGCTTGAATTTGATGAAGAAGAGCGAACTGATATTTACAAAGCTCTTCATATTAAGGATTGGGAGACC